GCGGCTGCTGGTAGTTCTGTTGCGGCTGCTGCTGTTGGTAGCCTGGTGCGCCTTCTGCGCGCGGCGTGTTCACAAAGAGGGTGATGTACCCAGCGCGTGGAAACTCTCTGACATCTTGCGCAGCTGTGCGCTCAGCAAATGTGATCCCGATCTCAACGCCATGAGCTGCGAGCTGCGCGTGTAGATCTTCGCACGTTTGCTTTTGCTCCGGGGTCATGGGTTCAAATCTCTGTGTGCTTTCATTCCAATCTGTTTTAAAATTTAAATACGCCGTCACCCGGTATTCTCTGTCAGGGCTTAGCGGTTGTTTCAGTTTAAGTTTTGATCTTGAAAAATGCGGCATTACCGTACTCCATCATTGAGTTGTTCATAACGCTGCCCATAATGATCTTTGAGCTCAGCGGTGAGCTCGCGGTCATATTCTTGTAGTGCCTCTCTCTCTGCGCTTGTTTTTTTCGCCCAGCTTTGCAGATGCCACCGGACGTTCATTTTATTAATATTGTTCTTTTGTTCATCTACCCACAGTCGCCAATCGGTCACCTTGTCATTTGAAGGGAAGGGGATCTGTTCAATGCCAGGTGCCGGGGCAGGGGCTTGCCGTTGATCGCGCACCGCGCCGTTGTGTTTAGCTGTGTCAATCTCTTCAGCGCTTGCCATCTTGCCGCCATGTAGCCCCAGATTAGCGAGCGCGCGGCCCCAGGCGCTTGTTTCGCAGTTTTCGACAGCCGAGGTGCGGTTGACATTAGAGCTTCCACGCAGCTCCTCTGCGTGTCCAGAAGCCACAACAAAACCATTTCGATCTGTAATGACTGCTTTAATTAATACTCTGCTTTCGTTGTCTTCAATCAACTCGCTTTCGATTGCAAACTCAAAGCCAACGTACCGGCGAAATGCCTCAATGCGTTGTTGCACTTGTGTGTATTCGTTGCCTCTCAAATTCAGAGATTTCATTTCTGAGATTGCGGCTTGGATCTGTTTGATGTCCATCAATTGATCCCCCACACGCGCTTAGCTTCTGCAAGATACGCCGGGGGCTCTTTCCAATAGATCGCATTCCAATCTGGGCTAACCAGCCCCAGCAGCTCCTCTTTTGTTTTTGCTGCGCGCAGAATGTTTTCTGTGGTTTTATGATAGAGGGTGATTTCGTTGACAACATCCGCAAGAAAATCATCGCGCAGCTCTGGCGTATTCTCTGCATCAAAGACGCGATAGTCAGATGAATTTGCATAGACCAGGAACGGCGGTAAATGCCCATTCAGAGCCCAGAAGCCAGCCGCTTGGAAAACATTGTTCATATCGAACATGCCTGTGAGTGATCGCGGTAAGGCTCCTGGGCTCCACCCGTGCTTTGCTTTTTCGTTTACACGGCACCATTTGGTTTTCAGATCACCGCGCCGTCCATAGTCAGGGCGCGTGTTGTGCGGCACTGCGCAGCCGGGGATCGGCTTGATCAGTTCTATCTCGCCGAGGATCCTGTTGTCGCGCGCCATAGCCTCTTTGAGGCCGAGCACTGCGTTCTCTATGGTTGCCGGGAGTTCTTCTGCATACTTGTTGCGTTTGTTTGTGTCGAGCTCACGCGCATCAGCTGACGTATTCTTAGGCTCATATTCACGCATCATTTTGACTGCCATATGAACTGCTTCAGATAAACTTAAAGTTGTTCCAAATTCATCTGGAACCAAATGCAGATCGCAACCATATTGCACAGCTCTTCCGGCTTCCATGTTTGCGGAGCTACGATTTGCAGAGAGTGTTTCGATGGTTGCGTAGGCCAGATCTCGCTCAGCATCTGAGTTGCCCGGCGTTTTTATAACCTTCCATGCGGCGTTTAATTTTGGCCGCACATGAACCTTTTCGTAAATGTTTTTAGCGCGATCTTTTGAGCGCGGATTTGAGTGATGAAAATAATTGTGGCGCGTAGACCAATCTGGTAAATCAAGCAGCATAACGAGAATCCAAACATAATGTGTGGATCTAGGTTAAGCACCTTAACAAGATGCGTCAAGCTTGCGAATCAATTATTTCCATGCCGCGAAGATCGGGGCGGAAAATTACTTGGATCACGGGTGTCGCCCATTCTAAAATTAGGCCACGGTGCATGATGTCAGCATACGCTTCGTGAATAGTAAATTTGCCGCCTGGCTCTGGATACAAAGTACCAGCAATCACTTTGGAGCCTTCTACGCCCTTGATATTAAGGGCGCTGGCCCAGCAGACATGCTGCATACAACGCTGATCAACAAACCCTTCGTTAACTGGTCTAGCTAAGTATAAGCTGACAGAGTTTATATAATCCATGAACATACCGGCATAATCGTGTGCCGTAATCCATTTTGCGGCGAATACGGGCTCTGGGAACACATCATGCATATGCATATAACCCACAGGATCAGGGTATATGATGCGTTCCGTTGTGCCATCTTTCAGTACATCCACAGTCGCGCGCACAGGCACGGGCTCAGCTGCAAACAATATAGACTGAGCTGTGCAGCCTAAGATGCTTGCGTATTGCTCCGCATCGCTTAGCGTGAGCTGGATCTTTCCATGCATATGTCTGCTAAGCGTTTCCGGGGTCACGCCCTTTTGAGCGGCCACATCGCGCTTGGTCAAACCAGCTTCAAGGATCTTATTTTCTAGGTTATTGGGCAAAATTTCACCGTTAGTATCATTCGATATTATTTTAAACATTGTATACCTACCACCTTTGACGGATACCGTCCAACAGAAAGGAGGGTAAGCTGCATGACATTAAAAAGCAATAGCCTTGATTTTTACGTCAAGTGAGGTGATATTCTAAAGTCAAGGTTTCAATTCATTAGCTATTTCTTTTGCTCTAAGAATTACTAGTAAATTTCGGTAATTTTTAACAACCATTGTTTTCTTTACAATATCTAATTGCACTGGAATAAAATTCCGTCCGTGCTCTAACATTTTATCTCCAGCGTCATATTTCATTGCGCCTATATGATTATTTGCCTCTGATTTTTGTATCAGCTGCCCGTTTTTATGACAACGGATCCAGCCATTTTGAGTGCAGTCATCGAGCATTGAATGAATTGCTTGCCGAGAAATGTTGAGCAATTTTGAAAGCTCGCCACAAGTGTAAGCCTGCTTGACAATCCGCGCGCGAATAAGAGCGGCCACAAATGAATCCCGGTTTTCTGTTTTTCTCAACCAATCTAAAAGCTTGTCGCCGGTTGCATCTGCATTTCTCCGGGCAGTAATTGTTCCCCACATATCACACAAAGCGGCGAGTAATTGGTCAGCTGCCTGTTGTTCAATATTACTTATATCCACCACTTTATTCATAATTTTTCTTCCTGTTCTTTTGTGCTTGATATATTTCGTCAAGCTACTTATCGTTTTATATTATGACACTTGATGATTACAGAAAAAAACGCAACTGGTCTTATTCTGAGCTTGCTCGCCAAGTGGGCGCACCTCACGCCACGGTCTGTCGGCGCTGGTGCTTATCACAAAACCATAGGTCAAGGTTGATACCAAATCAAGCGTACATGGATCGCATCATGCGCCTGTCGATGGGGGAAGTCATGCCAAATGACTTTTACATTAGGCGTGAGTGAGGATGATCTGCAAAAGCAAGTCGCAGAATATTTAGCTGCGACATTGCCGTCCGGGTGTGTTTTTCATCACAGCCCCAACGAAGGGCGGCGACATATCAATTTCATCAACAAGCTTAAGCGCATGGGTACAAAGTACGGCTGGCCTGACCTGGAAATCTTCTGCCCTGGTAGCGCAACCAAGAGTGGAATGAACGAGGCCATCTTTATTGAGCTGAAGGTCAAGCGCGGAACCATGAACGAGAACCAGCGGCGTATGCGCGATGCCATCATCGATGCTGGGTTTGCCTGGGCGCTGTGCCGCTCGCTGGCTGACGTTGATGCGTTTCTCGATCCACTGATAAAGCTGAAGGTTTCACGATGAATTATAAATTAAGCATCTTATATTTCGCTGCTGTAGTAATTGCCAATCTTGGTTTCACTTATTTGCCAATGATCTCGTTGCCTGGCGGTCAGTCGCTTGCGCCGATGAGTTTTCTGGTTGGATTTATTTTTGTGTTGCGAGATTACGCACAGCGCGAGCTCGGTCATCGAGTGCTTGCGGTTATGGCTGCTGGCGTTGCAGTCAGTTACTTTTTAGCTGATCCTTTTGTTGCAGCAGCGAGTGCATTTGCATTTGCAATATCTGAATTCGCAGATTGGCTCGTTTATACATACACAAAGAAATCGATGCGTCAGCGCGTTCTCATTTCATCTGCAATAAGTACGCCAGTAGATAGCTCAGTGTTTATGTTGATGCTCGGTTTCTTTTCGTTGCCCGGTTTGCTGATAATGACTGCAAGCAAAATGATAGGCGCTTTGGCTGTTTGGTATTGGGCAGGGCGCGGATGATTTATCTTAGCGGCAGGAAAACTCATTGTACGGCGCACATTGGCGTTATGCTTTCCTACAATGCAAACCATACAATTAAAACTGGTCACACATTATTCGCAGCTGACAATGGATGTTTTGCTCAAGCTGAAACATACACTGATGATGGGTTTTTGGAATGGCTGGACAATTTAGAGCGAAAACATTGTTTGTTTGCTGTTGCGCCTGACGTTGTTGGCGCAGCAGCTGCAACACGGGATCGAGCTTATCCAGTTCTGCCGCGCATCAGAAACTTGGGATTTAAAGCGGCTTTTGTTCTGCAAGATGGGGAAACGCCAGATGAAGTGCGTTGGGATGAAATTGACGCAGTATTCGTGGGCGGCAGCACTAAATGGAAATTGAGCCAACCAGCCGCAGAAATAGTAGCAGAAGCAAAAAAGCGCGGTAAGTGGGCGCACATGGGGCGCGTCAATTCGTTTATGCGTATGCGCTTGGCACAAGTCATTGGATGCGACAGCGTAGACGGCACGTTTTTAGCGTTTGGCCCGGACAAAAATAAAGCACTATTAGACAGTTGGATTGCGGATTTAATGCGGCAACCAGCGTTGGAATTAACGCCACTGTGTGAGCTTTATGACTGACGGGCCGGTGCTGATCAATTGCAGCCACTGCCGGGGCGCTGGAGAGCGCGAGAACCTTTTTTATGTAGAATACCCCACAGAATTCAATCACGGCGAGCCCCTCACTGAGATGGTGGAATGCCCTGTGTGTCACGGCACCGGCAAAGTGGATCTTCTTCTCAACATTTTAAACGAGGATCCGCATGAAGCTTGAGCACGAAGTAGCACAGATGACGTTTAAGCTTTCCGATGCTGACGGGCCGCGCTGGTCTGTCCGGGCGACTGAGGGCATGGAAAAGAAGCATCTCAGGGTGTTGTTCTCTGGCCCCATAGAAGAGGGCATGGCCGACGAGCTGCGCGCTCTGGCGACAGCGATTGAGAAATTAGAACCAGAAGAAAAAGAGATCTGCGACGAATGCGTGGACGGATGGATTGAGGAAGAAGAAATGGTGCGTGTGGCTGGCGAATACCAGGCATATGAGCCGGTGGGGAATTATCGAGCATGTGAGAAATGTAACCCACTTGGAGTATAAGATGACGTTCACAGAAGAAGAATTGAACACGCTGATCCGCGCGCTTGAGGATCACTCGGTGATTTTTGCCTGGGCTGAAGAGAGCGAAACTCAGCATCAGGATCTGCAGCATTACAAAGATCTGCAAGCGCTCAAAAAGCGGTTCGAGCATTCACTGCAAAAAAAGAAAGAGTATGAGCGTCCAGATCACAAGGGGCGTCTGATGCATGAAGCAGGGGAGTACAGCCAATGAGTTTCACAGAAGAAATACACCTTACTAAGAGCGAGCTGAAAACAATATGGAAGGCATTAGATTTGTATCGTAGTGCCTTTCGCCCAGAGCATTATTCTAACGATGTACGTATTGCGAAGGAAATTGATCGGCTCAAATTTATTTGTGAGCTGAAATCCGAAGCAGCAAAAAACAAAGAGTGCGAAATGGAGGTTAATATGTGGCAATTGGAACCCGAAGCAGACAAAAGAATATCAGCGAAACAGGTTCGTGAAATGCTCGGCGGCATAAGCGATATGTCTTTGTGGAGATATTTAAATGCCCCGGACTGTGCCGATATGAATTTTCCCAAGCCAGTATATATCAAAAAGCGCAGATACTGGTCGAGTGAGGAGCTATCGCTCTGGCTCAAGCAGCTGCCGCGCCAATACGTCCAGAAGGCCAGCCAATGAGAAGAATTCAATGCCCGTGCTGCGATGGCAGAGGAACAATTCCACCTTTGGTTAATTCAGAGCAAGTGCGAAAAATGCTTAACATCAGATATCCGTCAACGCTCTGGCGTATGATAAATCCAAACCACCGCAATTTTGTCGCAGATTTCCCCAAGCCCGTGAAACCAAACTGGCCTGGGGGATATCGGTGGTATCGAAAAGACATTAACAAATATATCAAAGAGGCTGCAGCATGAACATGACAACACATGAAACACAGATCGTGATCTTGGCGCTGCGCGAGTACCGTGAGCAGTTCTCAAATGAGCCCGAAAGCTTTGACGAGGTGAACGATATTATGCGGCGTCATCAGAAATCTTTGCAGTCAAAAACGATTTACAAAGAGCATCGATCTGGGAGCAAATCAGTTGCGTGATAAGTGGCATAAAGGAAAAAAAGTTTTTAATTATGCCATTCACGCCCCAGCCCGGAAAAAAAAGTTCGCCCATGAACGGCGATGACAGGACACAAGAGCCAATGGTCGGCTTGTGGATAAAATTAGGGGATTGACTGCTTTTGAATCATGTTTCTAAAATCGACGCAGGAGTTCACGCAGCTAAGCTCAGCGCTAAGCTCAGCGCTAAGCAAAGCACAAAAATCAAACAAATAAATTATCAACTAAAGCTCAGCGCTAAGCTTAGCAACGTAAGATATCGAGAAGCAATTGCGCGATCTAGACAAGATCCTGTGGATAACTTGACCAGCAAGGTTCTCAAGCAACTAAAGCGGCGATTGTCATCTGAGAATTACAGAGCTGTTTTGATCGAGGTGGCGCGGATGGATTTGCTAGATCGCACTGATTGGGTCGAAGAGATGAGGTCAAAGCTAAATGTATAGCCAAGACGCAAACATGACCGAGCTCGACAGCATGTTTCTTCAAGCAGCTGAGACAGAGCGTAAGCTTCCCCCGGCGGTGCGAAAGCAGAAGCTGTGCGGCTGGCCAGAGTACGTCCAAGAAAGATCCGCATATGGCTACACAGATTTTTCAGTAGGATTGCCCAAGGCTTCACCACCAGAGATCACTGCTTATGAGAAA